GCACATGGAGCGCTCGAAGCAGCTCGAAGCGAACGGCGTCACCGCCACCATCGTGCGCTTCGGCAAGTTCAAGGCGCTGAACAACCCAGTGGAGCCGCTCTCCGCAGAGGGTAAGGCGCAACTGCAAACCCTTGCGGATGACGCCGGGCAGATTTTCGTGGACTACGTGGCGGGCCGCCGTGGCGTCACGAGCGCGGAATTCCAGAAGACGATGGGCGAAGGCCGGGTGTTCCCCGGCCGCAAGGCAGCCGATGTCGGCCTGACGGACGGTGTCATGTCGCTCGATCAAGCGATGGCACACATGAAAACGCTTGACACGTCTAGCTCAGCCGCACACAATTCGCGCAGCTCAACAAGGGGTACTCACATGAAAGTGGCTTTCGCCAAGAAGACGATCCTCGCAATCGCGGCGGGAACCGCTCTCGACCAGCTCGGTCTGGGCGCGCCCGAGGCGAATGCCGCAGGCACCAAGCTCGAAGGCGATGCGCTCGCCGCGTTCCAGACCGAGGCCGGTGAAGTGAAAGCTGCTTTCGATGGCGCGGTGAAGACCGCCGTCGAAGCCGCGACGACCGACCTGAACACCAAGCTGACCGCCGCGACGGAAGCCTCGACCAAGGCCGCCGCCGACCTGAAGACGGCGCAGGAAGAACTGGTGATCGCCAAGTCGGCGGCCACCGACCTGAACGGCAAGCTGACCGTTTCCGCCGACCTGGCCGCCAAGGCGTCCGAGATCGTGAAGCAGTCGATGAGCGTCATGTCCGTGGCGCTGGGCGGCGCGGCCGATGTGGGTGCGAGCCTGACCGGCACCGAGCTGCTGGCCGAGCACGCGCGGCTCGCTGAGCAGTTCCAGAAGAAGTTCCCTGCGGGCGGCGTGGCAGCGGTCAACGCTGCTGCCAAGCCCACCGTCGCTGCGAGCGCCGTGTCGCCGCAGTTCCTCCACCTCGTCCAAGCCAACGCCGCCAAGTAAGGAGCACACCCCATGTCCAAGGCACACTTCATCATGCCGTCTGCCCCGCAGGCGGCGACCAAAACGGTCCGTCTCGGTACGACCGGCGCGAAGTTCAACCAGAGCGACGCGAACAAGTTCGTCAAGCTGTCCGCCGAATCCGCGTACGACCTGTGCGCAGCGGGCGACCCCATCGAAGCCGTCGTGTCTTCGGTGGACACCGCCTCGGCTGCGGGCTACTCGGTCGGCGGCATCTACGGTGAAGGCCGCGCCTACGCCGTCGCGGATGGCCTGCAAGCCACGCCCGGCACCGGCACCCTCGCGGTCGGCGATTACGTCGTCTGCGGCACCGTGGTCGCCAAGAACACCGCGCAGACCGGTTTCGCCAAGGTCTGCAAGGCCACGGCGCAACCCGGCGCGGTCCCCGCGACACTTGCCGAAGCGGGCCAGCAGATCAAGAACGGCATGTTCGCCTGGCGCGTCGTGTCCCTTGGCTCGGTCGGGACCGGCGCTGTCGGAACCACCATCGTGATCGAGCGCGTCAACGCTGCATCCGCAGTGGTCGCCTGATCCTCAACGCAACCTCGATCACAGGAGAACCAACATGGGTGCCAAGTATTACAAAGTGGGCGGCGAGCTGGTCGATACCGGCGATGCCCTCGGGCCGGACCTCTACAAGAAGGCCCACGCCGAGAACCTGTCGGTGGCGCAGTACGTCAACCGGCTGTTCGCCGACGCCGACCCGAAGGTCGGCACGGCGTTCGACCAGATGTGCGCGTCGGTCGGCCTTGCCCTGCCCGGCAAGAACCCCTACGGCATGCGTGCCGCGACCGTGCAGGAAGTCCTCGACGGCACGGCCACCGTGCTCGGTTCGGGCAACGTGAAGGACCAAGGCAGCCCCTTCGGCAACGCTCCGCGTTCGCTGTTCCCGGCCGCCCTGATTACCCTGATCGAGGCCGCGAACAAGAAGGACTACTCGACCGACACCGTGGTCTTCAACGACCTCGTGGCCGTCGAGCAGTCGATCCCGACCGAGAACTTCATCCAGCCGGTCATCGACTACAACACGGCGAATGGCCCGATGCAGGCTCGCGCGGCCCGCGTCTCCGAGTTCAGCGACGTGCCCAACATGCTGCGCTTCGGCACCAGCGAGCGGAACCGCTCCCTGCCGACGTACGGCATCGGCATGGAGTTCAGCGAGAAGGCGCTGCGCGCGACCACGTTGGACATCGTGGCCCTGACGCTGGCCCGCTACCTCGAAGTCGAGAAGGACGCCCGCGTGTACGGCTACCTGTCCTCGATCTTCGCGGGCGACAGCGACCTGAACACCGGCGCGGTGTCGGCGGTCACGACCTCGACCCTGAACGGTTCGGCGACGGCCGGCGTGGTGACGCACAAGTCGTGGGTGAAGTTCCTCGCCCGCAACCGCAAGTTCCGCAAGATCACGCACGTCATCGGTGACATCGACTCGTACCTCAAGGTCGAGTCCCGCACCGGCCGTCCGGGCTCGAACAACTACGACCCGACGCTCGCCCGCATCGACCCGCAGGCGCAGACGTACGGTGCGCAGACGGGCTTCGGCAACGACGTGAAGTGGTTCATCGTGGACGACGCCACCGCAGGCGGCCCGGTCCCGGCGAACACGATCTGGGCGCTCGACGCGACCAAGGGCATCGTCCGCGTGTCGAACACGTCGGCGAGCTACCAGGCCGCCGAGCAGTTCGTGCTCCGTCGCTCCGAAGCGATGGTGATGCACTGGTCCGAGGACGTGTACCGCATGTTCGGCAACTCGGACCTGACCATGTTCGACGTGCTGACCATCGACTGATCGGTCAGCGCTTCGTCCGCAAGGCCCGCCGCTGCGCTGTAGTGGCGGGCCTTTCCATACCTAAAGGAGCTTTCATGAACATCGTGGACAAGAAAGACGGCGAGTGGTTCATCAGCCGCGCCCTCTACCCCTTCGCACATGGCACCCGCGAGGGCGTGCGGTTCGAGCCGCAAGTGCCGACCAAGATCAAGCCGGACGACTGGATCAAGGGCCAGCCGCTGATCGTGTCCTGCCCGGACCCGACCAGCGGCGAAGAGATGCCCGGCCCCATCGAGCCGGACACGATCCTGCGCGACGGTGAAGGCAAGCCGGTGCAAGGCGATCCGGCCGCCAAGGCTGCCGCCGAAGCGAATGCGAAGCTGAACGGCGGCGACGCCAAGAAGAAGTGACCTGAAGGGCCAAGATGGCGATCTCGGACTACACCACCTACGACACGATCCGCGCCTTGCTGGGCGTGAATGGTCGCGAGTTGAAGGACACCACCCTTGCGCTGCCGATCTACGAGACCCAGTTCCTGCTGGAGCTGAGCGACGTGGACAGCGGCGGCGGGGAGGTCATGGTGCAGTACGCCGCCATCAAGACCATCATCGATGCCAGTGGCACACCCACGGCAGACCAGAAACGCTTCTACGACCTCGTGAACCTGCTGGCGGCCTACTCCGTAGCTCGCCAGCTCCTCGGCTCCGACGACAACGCGATCCCGCTGCGGATCACGGACGGCAAGGCTGAGGTCGAGCGTCGTCCCGACAACACCCGCATGCGCGATGCCGTCGAAGGCGGCTGGACTCGCTTCATGAAGCGCCTGCGGGCGCTCCTGCTGGTTCTCGTCCCGACCGCCAACGTCACGCTGCCTGCGAGCCGTACCTTCATCGCCAGCGTCGGCATCGCGACCGACCCTGTGACGGGGACGTGATGGACCTGCATGACGCTGCCACCTACTTCGATGACGACCCGGTGTACGACGGATACACCGGGGCGCTGCTCTTTTACGGGCAGTCCACGTCGTTCGACGCCTCGAAGAGCGATGGCTCGTCGTTCCGCCGCCGCGCCCTGAGCGTTGCGCCTGGCACGTCATTGCCCGCGCGACAGGTGCTCTCCCTTTACGGCGACCGCTGGGTGGCCGGATACGGCACCCCGGACGGCTTCGGCGGCGAGCAGATTCGCCTCGGCTTCAACCTGAAGCACGCCACCGACAACCTTGCGATCCTGACACCGGCTGAAGCCCTTGCCGCTGCGGCCGGTACGTCCGTGTGGGTGCAGAAGCTGTACTTACGCGAAGAGACGAACGCGCAGACCGACTCGGACTTCGACCCGCAGTGGAACATTTTTGTCGCGCCCGGTGAGCCGGTCGTTAAAGGAACTTTCTTCCGTGATGGGAGCGGCAAGCTCTACCGCACGCGAGAGGAGTACCAGTCCATCGAGGGCTTGCGGGTCGCCATCTCCGACCAGCTCGATGACGGGCTGCTGTCGGCCACCTTCCAAGGCGACACGTACGACCCGGTGCAGGACAAGCACAGTGGTGCCAGCGCAACAGTTCCTGCGATCAAGTTGGACATCTCGAAACTGTACCGCCTGCGTGAGCGTAGCGACGGCACCATCGCTCCCGGCGACATCGCCGCGCTGGTGCCCACCAGCGCGGGAGCGAAGACCGGCAGCCGCTTCACCCTTGCGGGCCGCGATTGGATCGTCCGCAGCGCACAAACGGAGCTGGACGCAACCTTGCTGCATGCGCGAGGTGCCGCGTGAACATCGTCAAGTTGGACACCTCCGGGATCGACGCCTACATCAAGGCCATCGACCTTGAGATGGCGCGGCTCGACCGCGAGATAAGCGAGGTGTTCTACTTCTGGACCACGCGCATTTTCGTGGACCTTGTGCGCCAGTCGCCGCAGTGGTCAGGCGACCTGGCGACCAACTGGAACTACTCGGTGAAGGAGCCCAATTACTCCTACACCAAGATCGAGAACAAGGCGACCGGCCGTGACGGCGTGGTGGACAAGCGTCGCATGGCTGTCGGCAAGATCGTGTACCAGAAGGACATGGACCCGGCCGTCGCCGAGGCGTTGACGCGCATGAAGTCTGTGGCCCCGCCGACGTGGCGTGACACGGTGTACTTCGCCAACGCCACGCCCATCGCCCCGTACGTCGAGGCGCATTCGATCTATATCCGTCCGGTGAACCTGATCCAAGGCCAGGTGGCGATGATCGCCTACACCGTGACCAAAGAACAACAGAACGGGAGGGTCCTGTGAGCCTCGTCGCTGCACTTCAAGGCATCCGCACCGCGCTCCAGCAAGCCAAGGTGGATTGGGATGCCGTGCCTGGCAATTACCCGCTCTCCATCGAGTACGACAACCGCAGCTTCGTGGACCTTGCGGCACTGACCACGCCGTACCTCATGGCGGACGTGGTGTGGCACGACGGCCAGCAGCTCGATCTCGGACCGTCGCCGCTCATCTCGGATTACGGCTCCATCGTGCTCGCCGCAGGCGTGAAGCAGGGTGGAGGCTCGTTCGAGCTGGTGCGCCTGTTGGAGTTCATCCGGCCGTATCTTCAAATGCGCGATGACATCGGTCCGGTCCGTACGAACGTCGCGGCCCTCCAGAAGCCCACGACTGCGGACGGCTACTACTACCAGCCGATGCTCGTGCCCTTCTGGGTGACTTCGGCCAGCGCCCCGCAACCGTACCTCGGCATGTCCGGCATCTCGCAGTGGAAGATCGTCAACGCCGACTACGCGGCTCTGCCAGGCGAGCATGTGCTTGCCGATACGTCCGCGAGTGCGATCAAGATCACGCTGCCCGACCCGACCGCGCTAGGCGCGCAGAACGTGGTCTTCATCAAGGCTGATGCCCTGACTCACGCACTTTCCGTGTCCGGCAACGGCCACCCGATCATGGGTCTGAATGAGGACATGTCTATCAACCTGCCGTACGTGGACATGGTTCTCATCTGGACCGGCACGACCTGGAGCATCTAACCCATGGCCCTTCTCTCAGATTTCCTCGTCCCCGACGTTGCCAAAGAGTCCAAGCAGGTTGACGGCAATGCGATCCTTGCAGCGATCCAGACGCTGATCGCCAACGTCAACACGAACATTCCCGCGCAGGACCCGGCAGGCGGCATGCCGACGCGCCCGGACAACATCACGACCAAGTTCCGTGAAGCCTTCGAGGTGCTGGACACGACGAACCGTTGGGACTTGGTACAGGGAGGTGGCGACCTTGTGTTGCTGGATGGCAATGCAGTCTCGGCCTCGTACGTCGTGATCTCGAAGGACCCGTTCACGCCGGGCAGCGTGACCACGCTGACGACGAAGATGAGTTTCGAGATGCCGGTCGAAGTGGTGGCCGGATTCAGCATATCGCAACGCGCAGTCGGACAAGAAGTGTCGATGGAGTTGGTGAGTACGGAAGACCCGCTTCCTGCGCCTGCCGAACTTGCCATTGCGAGTATCAGCCAAGCAACGACAACGCTGACAGTGAACACTGTCGATGCACACGGGTTTGTGCCGGGTAAGCGTATCGGAATCTACGGCGTGCAGGACAGCCGCTTCAATTACCCGTCGCTGGTCGTTGCGACGATACCCTCGCCGACTCAGTTCACTTGCACATCGACTCCGGTCGGTGCGCTGCCGAGTGTGACGGCTGGGCCGTATCTGAACGGGAACGTCTACCATCGCAGCCCGCTGGGCGGCGCTCCGAACGGCACATCGCAAATCTTCGAGAACTCAACGGTCGCAAACGCCTCGTTCTACACGCGTGCATCGGCAGGCGATGTGTTGCCCTCGGGTACGATGAACGGCAACCATTCTGTCGCAGTCGCCACCTCCGCAGGCACGCAGGCGGTAAACGCGGCCTACACCTACGCTTGGCTGCCCGCCAGTGAATATCACCTCACGGCACAGGCCGACCGCGTGCAATGGGCCGATGTTGGCGTGGACGGAATCGGCGTTCTGTCGAACAGGTACACGCGATCACAGGTCGTGCCTGACCCGGCAAAACACTACAAACTTCGATTCCGTGTCACAAATAACAAGGGCCTGACTTCGCTGGTCGCCAAGATCGTTTCGGTGTCGAAGACCGGCACGACGACGGCTACTGTGGTCTGCGACCGCCCGCACGGCCTGACGACATCCGATTTCGTCAACATCTATGGCATCGGGGACACGGCCAACTTCCCGAACTTGACCGTGGCCACTGGCACGCAGGTCGCGTCCATCGTAAACGCAACCACGTTCACGATAGTCATTGGCACCGCGTCCACAACGACCGCATACGGAGGCGTCGTCACGCGAAACAATGGGCAGAACCTGCCGCCCGGCATGTTCACCACTGTAGCCCAGACAGCTACGCTGACAGACGGAATCTTGACGCTCGTGGGCTCAGGCACTTGGGGCGGTTCGGTGGGCGATTACGTCAACCTTGCGGGCGTAACAGCACGAACCGATGGCACGGACCTTGGACTCGATGGGGTTTACCGCCTTCGGAACACCTCCGGCAACACGCTGGAGATGGAGCGCATTGACGGTGGGGCTATGCCTGCCGATTTCACTGTCACGAACTGCAACGGCGCAGTGATCAAACGGACGGATCTTCGCCTCGGCTTCGTCCGTATCTTCGATTTCTTGCGCCATCGCATTGAATTCGTGGCTCGCCCCAGCGGCGATGTGCAATCCGGGGCGGCGGTGCATGCGATCCTCGACGGTGGCGCGGCCACGGCGAACGCGGTCCTGGTTCCGAACACAATCTCAGCGGACATCGGCAGCGTAGCCATCACTGTCACAGCTACTTCAGCAGCGATTACGCCCGGCAACGGATCGCTGGCGCACGAGTTCTTTGTCAACGTCACAGCGGTGTCTGGGACGAACCCGACGATGGATGTCGTTGTGCAGGAATCGGACGACACAGGCACGAACTGGTTCGACGTGTATCACTTCCCACGCATCACATCTGTCGGGCAGTATCGTTCGCCGATGATTCCGCTGACGGGGAACCGCATCCGTTACGTGCGAACGGTTGCAGGCACGACGCCCAGCTTTACGAATGCGATTAACAGGCAGCAGTCGCAAATGGCGTGCCCGCTGCAACGCCAGTTCTATGACCGCGCGCTGGTTCCGAACACGGCGAGCAGCACGACTGCGACGTGGCTCATTGAGGGTTGTGCCACGTTGAAAGTGTCCGGTCTGTTCACCGCAATCGGCGTTGCGCCCGTCCTCGCTTTCGAGGTATCGGACGACAACGTGAACTGGTTCCAGATCGGCGCGGACATCACGCCAGTTGCCAACGTGCTTTTCGCCGTCACGGCGTCAGATGCTTTGTGGCACTTCGCCCGTTTGCGCGTGAAAACAGCCGGCTCTGGCACCAACACGCTGTCTTATCTGTCGATCAAAGGAGTGGGCCGCTGATGCTCCTCCTGATCCGAGTCCAAAAGTAGCTTTAGTCGCCCCAGTAGTTGCTTTATACCCCAACCTCAGCAATAATCCGCCCCAACTCAGCAGGAGAGCACCATGCCCGGAACCCTCGCATCAACCAACCGCGTCCAGCTCGGCTACATCAAGGAAACGAACTTCGGCGTGACGCCGGGTACGGGCAACGGCACTGGCCTGCGCTTCACTGGCGAAAGCCTGAACTTCGACATCCAGAAGGAGGAGTCGAAGGAAATCCGCGCCGACCGCCAGAATCCTTCCACGACCACCGTGGACGGCCAAGCGGCGGGCTCGATCAACTTCCACATGCAGTACGCCGAGTACGACCGCTTTCTTGAAGCGCTCCTCGGCAACACGTACACCCTGTACGGCACGCAGGGCGTCGGCACCACGTTCTCGGCCACCTTCGCCACCGGCTCGATCACGGCGTCCGTGGCTCCGACCGGTTCCAGCGACTTCACCACCCTCCAGAAGGGCCAGTGGATCAAGGTGACCGCTCCGACCCACGCCAACGATGGCAAGTGGGTCCGTGTGTCCACGGTCACGGCTCCGACCACGACCGTGATCACGCTGGACACGAACACCCCGCTGGCGGCGGGCGGCCCCATCGCGAACTCGACCATCTCGGCGGCCCGTCTCGCGAACGGCCTCACGCAGATGTCGTTCAGCATCGAGAAGCAATTCCTCGACATCGCCCAGTACCTGACGTACCGGGGCATGAACGTGAGCAAGATGAGCCTGAACTTCCAGGCGTCGTCCCTGACGGACGGCTCCATCGAGTTCATCGGCAAGGACGCGATCCGCAGCGCTGCCACACAGCTCCCCGGCACCCTTGCCGCCTCGAACACCTTCGACGTGCAGAACGGCGTCAAAGGGGTCACGCAGCTCTGGGAGAACAACGCCCCCCTGACCTCGACCTACATCCGCACGCTGTCGCTGAATGTGGACGCCAACATGCGCGCTCGCAAGGCCGTGGGCAACCTCGGCAACGTCAGCATCGGTATGGGCGACTTCGACGCCTCGGGCTCCATGGAGGTCTACTTCGCGGACGGCACGCTGGTGGACAAGTTCCTGAACGACACCTACACGTCGCTGACGGTGGCGTGCCAGGACACGGCAGGCAACGGCTACGTGCTGACGCTGCCGAAGGTCATGCTGATGGGTGCCAAGATCGTCGCGGGCCAGAAGAACGCCGACGTGATGGTCGCCTTCGACTTCAAGGCGTACGGCGACATCGCCAATGCCACCGCCGCCCTCCAGAAGACGCTCTTCATCGACCGTCTGGGTGTTGCGGCCCCGTAAGGGCTTCATGCAGGGTTCTGCCGAGAACCTTTTCCAGCCGCCCTTCGGGGCGGCTTTTTGCTTCTGACAGGAAAACCAACTTTGCTGTCGATTTTTCTAGGCTTGCTGACCTATACTGCCAGCTCATCGGTTCTTCCCCTGCTGCAACCTCTCAAGGAGCTTTTCATGACTAAGGCTTTCGACATCTTCAACCAGTTCGCCACCGACCCCGCGAAGGAGTTGGAGGGCGTCTGGATTCCCCTCGGCCCCGCCACACGCAACCTCGAAAGCGGCGAACCCGACCCGGCCTCGGTCCCGCGCATCCTCGTCGCCCGCAGCGGCAACAAGAAGCACGGCAAGCTGGTCTCGAAGCTGTACGAGGCCGCCAAGTCGATTCTGGAGATGAAGAACGACGCTGCCGACGCCAAGGGCGAGGAGATCACCATCGACTCGATGGCGAAGGCCATCTACCTCGGCTGGGAGAACCTGTCGTTCAAGGGCGTGGCCGTGGCGAACTCCGCCGACATGACCGCCGAGGACCGCCTGGCCGAGGCCAAGCGCCACCTTGCCGTGCGCGAGTACCGCAAGCTGGTCATGGGTTACTCGGAGAACTTCGAGAAGTACAAGGTGGTGCAGGACGAGGAAGACGCGGGAAACTGAGAGCGGCGATAGTTTGGGACCTCACATGGGGTCCCAAACTTGAGTTTCTGGAGGACCTGAAGAAGGACGGCCTAGACCCACCGGCCCTTCGGGACCGACCAGTTCTCTCGCCGCACCTTCAGTTCTGGAAGCAGGCTTTCGCCGAGCTGAGTGGCAGCCGGGCCTACAGCCAGTTCGGCCATCCGATGCCGATCCCGATCAGCGAGCTGCTTGCGTACTGCGAGTTCTTCGGGATAAAGGAACTTTGGGAGCGAGAATCGTTCTTCCGGCGTATCCGAGTCATGGACGCCGCCTACGTCGAGACGGTCGGCGAGCGAATCAAGCGCGAGACTGACAAGAACGCAGGTTCTTGACATTGAACCGGGCCGGTGCGCCCGGTAAACTGATGAGCTGAGGAAACCGCACCATGCCCACTCCCGGCTCCAACCCCACCCTTGCCCTTGGCGTCTCCGCCCCCGGACGGAACGAGATCGAGGCCCTCGCGGGCTACGTCCGCGAGCTGAAGACCGAGCTGGGCGAGCTAAAGGCAGTAGCCGGTAGCGGCGGCTCCACGAATCTTGCTGGCCTCGACTCGCTCGTGACCCAAGTCACGCGCATGCGCCGCGAGATGACCGTAGCCGTGGCCGGTATCCGCACGGACCTGGCAGCGGTTTTCAAGGGCGCTCGTGACGCCGTGAACAAGGGGGCGGATGAGGTCGCCGATGCTCAAGCGAAGGCGGCGGCACGTCTGCGCGTGCAGGCCAAGGCCCTCAACGCCGAGGGTGGCATCAAGTACACCATCTCAGGTGTTGGCCTGTCCTCTGCGGACAGCGTAAAGCAGCTTCAGGCTCAGGTGTCGCAACGGGCCGAGGTCGTACGTGCAGGGCTGGAAGCTGAAGCGAAGGAGTACGTGAAGGCCGAGGCGGCGCAGAAGGCGCAGTGGGTGCAGCACTTGGCTGACCTGAAGCAGCGGCTGGACGCCGAGCGCACGATGATGGACGAGGCGGTGCGCAAGTTCCGTGCGATCCAGAAGACGCAGGAGATCGCTCAGGTCGAACATGACAACGCGCTGAAGGTCCAGTGGGTCAAGTACCAAGCAGAGTTGGCTGCCCGTCTGAAGGACGAACTGACGGCGATGGATCAGGCGGTGCTGAAGTACCGTGCCATTGAAGAAAAGAAGCTGGTCGCGCAAGTCGAGAACGACAACGCGCTGAAGCTCCAATGGATCAAGCATCAGGAAGACTTGGCAGCGCGGATGGAGACCGAGCTGACCACGATGGACGCTGCGGTCCTCAAGTTCAAGGCGCTCGAAGAGAAGAAGCTACTGGACCAAATCACGAACGACAACGCGCTGAAGGTCCAGTGGGTCAAGTTCAACGAGGAAAAGGCGGCGGCGCTGGAAGCTGAAGCACTTGCCTACGAGCGGCAAGCCAACCAGATGAAGGTGCTTCGTGCGAAGTACCTGGCCGATCAGGCTGCTGCGCGTCAAGCCGAACTCGATGCGGAGATCGCCTACAACGACCGCGTGCTGGTGGCCGATGCCGCCTTCCTTGCGGCTACCGAGCGTAACCAAATCCGACGCACGATCCTTGCGCGAGCGCAGCTCGATCAAGGTCGCGATCCTAAGGCGGTTACGGAGCGTTTTGGCGGCCTCGCGGTGGACACGGCTCAAGCATCTGGTGGCCTTAACGAGTTGAGGCAAAAGCTCGATGAGGTCACGAAGTCCAGTCGCAGCGCTCACGGCTCCGTGATCGAGCTGGGTGGTGGCCTGCGCGTGACGGCCGGTGTGACGCGTGAAGCGGGCACGCTGCTCGAAGAAGGTCTCGCGGGCAACTTCGGTCGCATGCGTCAGTCGGCGTTCGCTTTCCTGAACCAGCTCGGCGTGATGAAGGGTCTGGTTGAGGCCCTGCTGTCTCCGTTGGGCTTGCTGACCGTGGCGATCATCGGCATCGCGACCGCGCACGCCCTTGGTGAGAGGGAGGTTCGCGAGTTCAACAACACGATGCAGATGACGGGCGGCATCGCAGGCATCACGCGCGGTCAGTTCGATGAGCTGGCCCACGCGCTCTCCAACAAGACCTACTCCAGCATCGGCACCGCGAAAGAGGCGTTGATGGAGCTGACTAAGACCGGACGCTTCACCAGCGACGGCCTAGCCGTGCTCGGCCAAGCCGCAATCTCGCAATCGCACATCACTGGCGAATCGTTGGAGAGCATCGCGAAGGACTACGCGAAGATGCCTGATGGCGTCTACAAGTGGGCCGAGGCGCACAACAAGTCGATGCACTTCATGACCGAGGAGGAGCTTGGTCACATTCACACGCTCGAACAGCACGGCAAAGGTATCGAGGCGCTGCTCGCGGTCGGTGAGAAACTGAACACGCACATGCACAAGGAGGTCGAAAATCTCGGCATCTTGGAGAAAGCGTGGCGTGGGTTCAAGAACGTTGTGTCGGAGGCCAAGGACGCGCTGTTGTCCATCGGTCGTGACGAGACGACCGACGAAAAGCTGAAGAAGGCTCGCCAGAACTACGCAGCGGTGAAAGCTGCGCCGGTCGCGAACAAGAGCGAAGAGCTTGAAAAGGCGCGCAAGGAAGTCGAGTTTTACGAGCGTCTGAAGGAGGCGCAGGAGGGTTGGGCTAAGAGTTCGTCGGATGCTGCTGTCGCCAATGAGAAGGCGTCGGCGGCTACCGACCGACTTGCGGCCGGACTGGAGAAGTACAACCGCGCCGCGAAGGAGCGCAAGGCGCTGGAAGACCTGCACCGTGACATCACGGAGCACAACGCGGTCGCGAACTCGCAGCCGTTCGACGCCATCAACAACCTCAACGGTGTCATCACGCCGGAACAGCAGCGGTTGATGGAAAACGACATCCGCTCGCGCATCAATGGCGCACGCTCGGGCGCGGATGGTGTTCGTCAGGTTATTCAGGCCGAGTACCAGGCCGAGAATGCACTTGCCACAGCGCACTTCCGTGAACAGAAGACGCTGCTCGATGAGCAGTACCACAACGAGATCATCACGGCGGGCCAGTATTACGCGCAGAGCCTCGTCAACTATCGTCAGTACCAAAGCGAGCTGCTGGTCGATCTCGAAGAGACGAAGAAAAAGCGCATCGATCAAGCGGAGAAGGAGAAGGCTGCGCTGAGCGGCGCGAACCTGAGCGACCGCGAGAAGGTTCGCCAAGCCGCGACCATCGACAACCGTGTGCGGGCCGAGACCATCCGCGACGAGGCGAACGCACAGAAGGCACTGACGGCAGCGCGTACGGCCGACGACAAAATCCTTGATGACTACATCGGCAAGGTGAATCGCTTCAGCGTCGCCAACGACAAGTATTGGGGCAACGCCGAGCAAGGCATCAAGAAAGAAGCCGCTCTCGCGAAGATGCGACACGACCTTGCGGATGCATCGGATGAGGAGCGTGCTCGCGCCGAGGCCATGATCAAGGTCGAGGAGAGTCACAGCGAACGCCTGCGCGAGATGCAGGTGGAGGCGGACAAGGCGACCAAGGCCGCTGACGATTTCAAGTCTTCCATCGATTTCACGGACGACAATGCTGTCATCGGCTGGATGGTTCTGCAAGGCCAAGCTGATCGGCTGGCCGAGAAGCTGGCCGAGGCTCGCAAAGAGCTGGAGAAGCTCAAGGGCATGGCGGCCGATTCCGCTTCGCTGGGTCTCGAATACAAGAAGGACGAAGAGCTGCGCGGCCAAGCGAAGAAGCTGGGCGAGACCGTCAAGGACAAGCTCGCGGACGCGATCCTGAGCGGCGGCAAATCGGGTTTCAAGGACATGATCGCGTGGGCGAAGGACTACCTGATCAAGCGCCCGCTAAAGTGGCTTTTGCAGCTCATGCTGCAACCGGTGCAGCAGGGAATCACGAACTTCGCGCTCAATGCGGCCGGGCTGGGTAGTTCATCTGGTGGTGGTGCGCTCGGCAGCGCTGCCAGCAGTGCAGGCGGCTCGATGATCGGCAACATGTTCTCGGCGGGCGGTACGCTGGGAAGCCTCGGTGCCTTCGGCGGTGCGGCCAGCTCTGGCTTCAGCATGACCATGGCCGGTGCGACTGGTGAAGCTGTCTCCGGTGCGGTCTCCATGATGAGTTCTGCCACCGGCCTCAGCAGCTTCATGGCCGGTGCGGGCCAGATCATCGGTGCGCTCGGCCCTTACGCTATTGCGCTGGTCGCGGCGTACGAGCTGTCCAAGTCGTTCAAGGGCGAGACCCGCGCTGGCGGCCAGTACGCCTACAGCTTTGACGGCCAGAGCGCGTACAACGCCCGCCGTGGCAGCTACGTGGGCGCGAGCGGCGTGGGCTCGACCTTCCTCGAAGGCCCGAGCGGCGGCGACCCGAACTCCGTGGGCGCGAAACAGCTCATGAATGCGACGGTGCAGTCGATCAACGACACGTTCGCCGCGTTTGGCAGCGCCCTGAAGCTGACCGGCTACCAAGGTGGCTACGAGTCGTCGGACAGGGGTCGCGGTGGAGTGTTCTCGGGCGGTACGCTCTCTTCGGGCGCGACCTTCGGTGAGTCGGGTCGCGGCGACAACTACGCAGGCACGCTGTACGAAACCACCAGCTCCCAGAGCGTCACGTCCGAGCAGGCGTGGACCAACTTCGTGCTGGACACGAAGCAGTCGATGATCGAAGCCTTGCAGGCTGCGGGTGAGGTTGTTCCGAAGACGATCCGGGACATGATCCAGCTCGACGCCGAGAAGCTCTCGGACGACGAGGCGACGAAGCTGCTGGACGCGATCAATACGACCGTGACCGGTGTCTCTTCGTTCCGCAAGGCGATCACGGCGCTGCCGTTCGATCAGCTCAAGACGCTTTCGTTCGACGCGGCTGCCGCGCTGGTGAAGTTCGCGGGCGGCGCGGACGCGCTCGTGTCCAAGCTCCAGTCGTACTACACGAACTTCTACACGGCCCCGGAACAGCGCACGAACGTCGCGAGCACGATCTCCCAGACGCTGAAGCAGGCGGGCATCAACGTCACGTCCGGCCAGGTGCTGGGCATGACTCGCGCCCAGTACCGCTCCATCGTGGACACGGTGGATACGAGCACGGACTCTGGCCTGAAGCTCTACAACACGCTGCTCGATGTCGGCAACGCCCTCGCGAGCATCGTCGGCCCGGCCGAGGACAGCACCACCGCCTTGCAGGACACGGTGGATGGGCTCAAGGAGACGGTCAGCAAGTTCAAGGACTTCGGGAAGAACCTGCGCGAGTTCCGCGACAGCTTGCTGCTGGGCGAGCTGAGCCCGCTGACGCCCGCGCAGAAGTATGCGCAAGCGGCGCAGAAGTTCCACGACACGTACAACGCTGCGATGGGTGGCGACGAGGATGCGCTGAGCAATCTTCAGAACGTTTCGCAGGATTTCCTCAACGCCTCGCGCGATTACAACGCCTCGAACCAGCAGTACACGACTGACTTCAGTGAGGTGCAGACCGCGCTCACACTGTCGGCCAGCAAGTCCGACAGCCTTGTCACCATCGCGCAGAGCCAGCTCACCATCGCGCAAGCGCAGCTCACGGCGCTGACCACACTTGCGACCACGACGGACGGCATCGGTCAAGAGATCGTGGACGCGATCAAGGGCCAGGTCACGGACGTGTCGCAGCACGGCACGCCTGTGGAACAGGTCACAGCCCTGTACCAGAGCCTGCTGCAACGCGCCCCGGATGCAGGCGGTCTCTCGTTCTGGACCGACCGGATGGCCGAGGGCGTATCGATCTCGGACATCGCGAACAGTATCAAGAGTTCGCAGGAGTACCTGAATCTCATCGCCTCGGGCGCTGGGTCCGGCACGACGCCGCCTCCGATCACGAACCCGATCACGGACCCGGTGGTGGATACGACGGACGGCAGCGGCTGGACGTATCAGACAGGCGGCATCATCGGTGCCGACTCGCCTGGCGGCTACGCGAAGGGCGGCTTCGCCTCGGGCCTGTCCATCGTGGGCGAGGAAGGCCCCGAACTGGTGGACTTCAAGACGCCGGGCCGGGTCTACACCGCGTCGCAGACGGCAGGCATGTTCGCTGGCAGCGATGCCATGGTCTCCGAGATGCGTGCCCTGCGTGAGGAAGTAAAGCAACTTCGCGAGCAGCACGGCATGGGTGTGCAGGCGCAAATCGCTGCCGCGTACGACTCGAACGACAAGGCGGCTGACAAGATCGTGGACGGTGCGGCGGCTGGCACGAGCCGCGCCGCGTGGAGCGAAAGCCAGAAAGCGACCCTCGAATGACCGACGCACAATTCATCGCATGGTTGAAAAGCGACAGCCGTATCCACTGCGTTCTCGTGGAGGTGGTGGCGCAAATCGGCGGCGCGGAGACCACGCTATACCTCAGTAACCGGGGCTATGTCACCTCGGGCGCTGACACGCCTGCGCACACGCTCTACAAGGCGGTGGTCAAGGGCGGCATGCAGATCAAGGAAGAGCTGCCCATCGACGGCTCTGCCAGCTTCGCCGTGGGCGACATCGAGATCGATAACCTCGATGGCAGCCTCGATGGCTGGTTGAACTATGTGTGGGCCAACCGCGCCGTCAACATTTACGTGGGCGACATGCGGTGGACGCGCTCCGATTTCCGCCTCGTGTTCTCAGGTCTCACCGACGACCTCACGAGCCGAGATCGCGGCGTTCTGAACATCAAGATTCGCGACAAGCTCCAGCAGCTCAATACAGCAGTGAGTGAGAGCAAACTGGGCGGCACGACCTCGAACGCCGACCGGCTGCTGCCGATCACGCTGGGCGAGTGCCACAACATCGCACCCTTGCTGGTGGACTCCGCCACGCTGAAGTACCAGTGGCACTACGGTGCAGCCGAACGTCTGATCGAGGTTCGTGACAACGGCGTGCCGGTCACGGCCACAGCCGATCTCGCGACCGGCACGTTCACGCTTGCAGCCAACCCCGCAGGCGCGATCACGGCCTCAGTGCAGGGCGTGAAGCCGGGCGGCACGTACACGAACACTGTATCCGGCCTCGTGCAGCACGTCGTCCAGAACTACGGCACCACGCCGATGTCCACGCTCGACCTGGACACAGCGCAACTCGCTGCGTTCGCGACGGCCAACCCGCAGCCGGTGGGCCTGTATCTCTCGGATCGCGTAAACGTCATCCAGGTCTGCCAAGACCTCGCGGCGAGCATCGGTGCCCAACTTGCAGTGAGCATGACCGGCCTGCTGCGTCTGCTGAAGATCGCGCTGCCTGCTCCGGGCTCCGCGACGGCAGTCAACGAAAGCAACATGCTGGAGAAGACGCTGCGCATCTCCGACCGGCCTGCGGTTGCTGCGGGCGTGAAGCTAGGTTACTGCAAGAACTGGACAGTGCAGAAGAACCTTCTGACCGGCATCCCGCAGGAGCACAAGGACCTGTTCGGGCAGGAGTGGTTGACGAAGACCGCGACCGATGCGACCACGGCTGCCAAGTACAAGCTCACGAAAGAGCCGGACGAGGTGGACACGTACATGCTGGTCGGCACCGACGCGCAGACGGAAGCCACACGCCGCGTGACTCTCTGGAAGACGCCGCGCACGGTGTACTCGTACACCGGGCTCGCCGAGCTAATGCTCGAAGAACTCGGCAACTACCAAACCATCACCGCCTCGCGCTTCAACATGTCCGGTGGCGTCACCGGCCAGATCGTGAGCATCAACCGTGACTGGCTGAAGGGCCGCATCGAATTTGGAGTGCTGGCATGAGTACCGTTGTCAACGACCGGGATGTTCTTCTTCAGAGCGCGACAACGCGGCTGCTTCCGGCCTTGCTGCCGGACTCACTGTACCTGAGTGTGGTGCGAGGCCTGCTGCTCTCGTCGCCTGGCTTCAACTTTCAGGTGGACGACCTCGGTAACGCCGCGCCCGCGAGCTTCCTGATCACCGCGACCAAAAAGCAGGTGTCCGGCACCGTGGGCTTCTCAGTGGTGTCGGGCGCGGCCACGTTGACCGGCAGCGGTGACACGCGCACACTTTCCTACACGAACGTCACCACGTTCCCGGTGACGATTCGCGGCACCGTCGTGGATTCGGACGGCACGACGTTCACGAACGAGATCACGTTCACGAAAGTTACTTCAGCCGCCTCCTCGACCTCGTACTGGTTGACACGCTCGGCGGGCGGCATCACGCGCAACGCGGATGGCAGCTTCACGCCGTCCTCGATCTCGTTCTCCGGTATCGCGGCAACGGGCGGTAACCCTCCGGGAGCATACGGCGGCCGGTTCGTGATCGCAACCTCACTGGATGGCACGACCTACACGACGCAGTACACATCGGCCGTGGACGAGAACACGAAGAACTATACCGGCTGGCCTGCGGGCACCGTGACGATCCGCACGCAACTGTACCAAGCAGGCGGCACCACGAACCTGCTGGACGAAGAGATCGTGCCCATCGTCGCCTCTGGCACGCATGGCATCACGGTCGCCCAGAGCAACAACGCGACCACGGTTCCCGCCCTCAGCACTGGCGTGGTGTCCTCCTACACCGGCAGCGGCACGCAGCTTCAGGTCTTCGAGGGCTCGACCCTTCTCACATTCACGACCGGCACTCTTGCCGCAGGCCAGTTCGCCATCGGCACGCCAGTCGTCTCGCCTGCGGGCAAGATCACGGTGGGTGCGATCTCGGGCAACGGCACCACGACCGCCACGGTGGCTGCGCATTCCGCCATGGACTCGGCGACCAGCTCAGTCACGATCACCTACCCGATCACGCTCAAACGGGCGGACGGCACCACGATCACGACGAGCGCCGTGCAGACCGTGACGAAAGCTATCGGCGGTGCTACAGGCACGACCGGCTCGACTGGCGCTCGCGGTGCGCTCACGATCTACGCTTCGACCAAGTACGGCATGACGCAGACGGCGGCCAACCTCTCTACCTGGCTGGCGACCGACGCGGACCCGTACACCGGCACCGGCACGGTGGGCGGCATTGACCAATACGCCAACCGTGCGGTCTACAACGCGATCAACGGCGTCACCGGCAACGTGCAGTTGAACTCGACCTCGCATCTCGTCATCGGCGACACGGTGACGATCATGGATGCGACGACGGTGGCGAGCGCGTCTGCTGCTGGCACGAAATACTGGAGCGGCACTGGTTGGGTCAAGCCCGGTCTCGTGATCGACGGCAATTTGCTTGTCACCGGCACGCTCTCCGCGTCCAAGATTAACGGCGGCACGATCACGGCTTCCGACGTGAACCTCGGTGGCGGCACCTTTCAAATCAGTGCCAGCGACGGTTACATGATTGCCGACAAGATCACGGTCAGTGTCGGCACCTTCGGCAACCTTGTGGACCCGACGATGCCGTGCATCACCGCAGCGCCATCAGCAGGCAACCAGCCAGCCATCAAGGCAACCGCAGGCCCCTCTGGCATTGGCGGCCCCGGCACGCAGGCCATTGCAGCGTACGGCTCCACCGCCAGCACGGCCGAGGCGATTCTGGGAAGCATCCCGTCAGGCAACACCAGCACCACGGCGCATGGGCTGCGCGGCATCAACAACCGCACAGGCTCGTCCGGGCTGGTCGGTCCGGCCAACGCTTTCGATTTCTATGCAGACGGCTCGGGCACGAACTACGGGCCGTTCACCGGATCGCACGAAGGTATTCAGGCGCTGGACACAGAGCTTGAGCCGGGCGACATTGTGGTGGATGTGCGCTGCATCGTGCGGCGCAATATGTCCAACACCCTCTTTGAGGTGGCCCCTAGCACCCAGCCGTGCCAGCGCGGCGCGGTGGGCGTGTTCGTACTGAAGCAAGGCCCGTTGACCGTAGACACGGTTCCCTCGGCCATGATCGCGGCGCGGTGGATTGACTCGGACGGACAGCGCCACGAAATCATGGACGGCTCGTTCTACGAGAACGCCGGGCGCACGTTGGTGAACTTCAACGCCGTCGGCGAAGGCCAGATCAACGTGTGCGGTGAAGGTGGTGACATCGAGGTGGGCGACTACATCGTTACCAGCTCCATGCCTGGCAAGGGCATGAAGCAGACGCCGTTCGTCATGACGCTGCCCGATGGTTCGACCATGCAGGTGCAGGTGCTTTGCAACTTCACCGTCGCCAAGGCCCGCGAGGGCGCGACATTCTCCAGCCCCGGCGAGGTCAAGACCATCGCCTGCTCCTACCACTCCTGCTGAAGGCCCATCGTGAGCAACAACCTGCGCGTCCTCTACGACAACCTCGCCAACAAGGTGAGCACTCTCACAGCCTCGACCACGGCGGGCGGCCTCATCGCTGCCAACATGCTGACCGACCGCAAGAGCGAAGTGCATCGCTCGACCGGCACCTCGGTGCAGTACGACTTGCGCTGGACCACGGCGCAGTTGATCAACATGCTCGCCCTTGCGTTCTGCAACCTCACCAGCTCGGCGACGATGCGGGTGCGCGGCTACACGAACGTCGGTGATGCCACCCCGGCCTTCGACACTGGCGCGAATCTGTGCTGTCCTTACCAAGCCTTTGGCTTGTGGGACTGGGGCAGCCTGCCGCTGGGCGTGAACGCCTACAGCTACGGCGGGGCGGCGTACGGGGTGTCCTACTTCGCTACCGCGAACGTAAAGCAACTTTTGATCGATGTGGCAGACGCCTCGAACAGCCTCGGATACATCGAGGTGGCCCGGCTTGTCACCGGCGTGTACTGGTCGCCGCAGACCAACGCCTCGTGGGGTGCAGGTGTCACGCCCGAGAGCAACACTCAGCACGAGCGCAGTGAAGCAGGCGACTTGCGCACCGAGCGCCGTCCGATGTCCCGTTCGGTGAAGGTAGACCTGTCGCAAATCACGAGCGCGTCGGACCGTCAGCGTATGTACGACATCCTGCGCGGCAACGGGATGACCAAGCCGGTGTTCCTGAGCCTGTATCCGGAGGACGCGGACGTGTCGCTGGAACAGTCCTGCCAAATCTACGGAAAGCTGAAGGGCAACCAGACCCTCTCGCATCCGATGTTCGGAATGTTCTCGTCGGGTCTCGAAATCGAAGAAGTTTGATTGTCGCGAGCCCACTGCTGAGCTAAGATACCGCCCACTTAAAAGAGGTTTAGATGTCAACCGTTTTCTACCCCGGTCAGACCGACTACATCGCGCAACTGAACGCGCTGTGGGATCGCGTCACTGCGCAGGTGACGGGAACCAGCACTTCGAGCGTCACAGTCGGCACCGGCTCGAAGTCGCTGACCATCGAAACCAACAAGCAGTTCGCCAGCACGGGCTACGTGCGTGTCGCTCGCACGTCCGATCCGACGATCTACATGACGGGCACGGTCACGAGCTATAACGCAGGGACCGGTGCGATGGTGGTGTCCGTGGACACGGCGGCTGGCGCAGGCACCTTCACCGATTGGACGGTGACGCTAGCCGGTGCGACCGGCGCGACCGGCCCGGCCGCCACCATCGCGGTCGGCACGGTCACGACCCTTGCGGCTGGTTCTGCGGCTACGGTCTCGAATTCGGGTACGTCGGGCGCGGCGGTGTTCGACTTCGGCCTTCCGCAGGGTGCGACCGGCCCGTCCGGCACCGTCGCGGTCGGTACGACCACGACGGGCGCGGCGGGCTCCAGCGCCTCGGTGACGAACAGCGGCACCTCGACGGCGGCGGTGCTGGACTTCACGATCCCGCGAGGCGACACCGGCACGGCAGCCACGGTCGCCGTGGGTACGGTCACGACCGGTGCGCCTGGCACCAGCGCCACGATCACGAACACCGGCACGTCGTCAGCAGCAGTCTTCAACTTCACGATCCCCAAAGGTGACACCGGCAGCGCAGGTGTCGCGTCCGGCTCGGACACGCAGGTTCAGTTCAACGACGGCGGATTGTTCGCGGGTGCGACCGGCCTGACGTGGAACAAGACGACAGGGCAGGTGTCGCTGGGCAACAACCTTGCTAACTATCTGAAGGTGGTGGGGCAGACCGCAGGCGGCGCACCTGGCATCTCTTCGGACGGGTCGGATACGAACGTCGGCTTCAACTACTCGACCAAAGGGACTGGCACACACACGTTCTCGACCAATGGCTTTGCGCAGACGCAGATACAGATTCCGCACGTCGCTAGTGCGGTGAACTATCACGCGATCTACGGCGCGGCCACTGGTGCTTCGCCGACGATTGAATCGCGGGGCTCGGACGCCAACATCGGTTTGAACCTCACGAGCAAGGGTACAGGCACAATCGGCCTGTTCACCAACGGTGGTGTCTCCCCGGTCAGGCAGGCAGCGGTCGTGCATATCGCCAACGCGGTGAACTACGTCAACTTGCAGGGGGCGATCACCGGAGCAGGGCCGGGCATTACAGCGGGAGGCGCTGATGCGAATATCGCCCTGACCTACACGACCAAGGGCACGGGTGTCCATGCGTTCTACACGAATGGCGGTACTAAGCAGTTCCAACTCAATCACGTCGCCAGTGCTGTCAACTACATCGCCGGTCAAGGCGCAGTAACGAGCGGTACGCCGCAGATTGGCTCTGCGGGCAACGACAGCGATGTCCACCTGAATCTTGTCACGAAGGGCAGGGGCGCAATCGGAATGAATACCGGCGCTCCCGCGTCCAAGCTGCATGTGGGCGGCGATGCGGTGGGCGGGAATATCGCGACCGCAGCGTCGGTGGACACGACGACTGACATCGTCACGACTGTTGCGGCACATAACTTCATCACAGGCGACGCGGCGGTGGTGGTTTACTCAGGCGGCACGGCCTACGGCGGGCTGCCTGCGATGACGTTGGTGTATGTGAATGTGCTCAGCGCCACGACGCTGACGCTGCACAGCACACTGGTTGATGCCATCAATGGGACGGCCAAGCGGGACATCACTTCGGCTGGTACGGGCACCATGCAGTTGCAAAGTGCTAGCCGCGTCGCGTCGTTCCGCATGCTGACGAATAACGACACGAACATCGACCTGTTCGCGTATCGTAATTCTGTCACCGCAGTGGACTGGACGACCGCAAGCACCCGCATCCAGCATCGTGTCGATGTTTCGCCTCAGGGCTACATCGAGTTCAACTCCAGCAGCACCAATCAGGGCGGCGTTCAGATTGGCTCGCAGGGTTCCGGCGCGTTCATCAATTTCTACTTGACGGATGGCGAACAGGTTCGCATCACTCGCACGAACGCGGCGGTGAACTACTTGAACCTAACTGGCGCAGCGACAGGTGGAAGCCCCACGCTGAGCGC